AAAAGAAATTGACGATTGGCTCAAGCAAAGCGTTGCTCTGGTGGCAGGGTGTGTGCGTGGACTTGGAACGAATCAGAGGAAAGTCAGATACTTTGCTTTTGAGGGACAGAATGACGAGGCTACGAAATGAGGAGAGCAGCAAGAGTTGATGCTAACCAAGACCAGATAGTTTCTGCCTTGCGTGGTGCAGGGGCATACGTCTGGATTATTGGCTTACCAGTTGACTTACTGGTTGGCTACAAGGGTCACACCTTTCTGGTGGAGATTAAAACGGACTCTAAAAAGCGTTTAACGAAGCTACAAGCCGACTTTTTCGAGAATTGGTCAGGTAGTACCTTGGCAAGAATAGATTGCCCAGAGGCAGCATTAAGAATGATTGGAGTAGTCAAGTGAATCACTACGAAATAACAGAGCCGACTTGCATAAGTTTTTCTGGTGGTAGAACTTCTGCATTTATGTTGCATAAAGTATTACTAAATGGGGGGGGGCAACTGCCAAGCCAAGCCAAGGTTATTTTTGCCAATACTGGCAAAGAGGAGGAGGCTACTTTGAAGTTTGTTGATGAATGTTCTAAGCGTTGGAATGTGCCAATTTCTTGGTTGGAATATGCAGAAGTTGACGGAGAACATTCTTTTAAACAGGTTGATTACCAAACCGCCAGTAGAAATGGTGAGCCTTTTGAACAGATTATTAAACATTTCAACAATGCGTTGCCAAATGGCAGGGCTAGATACTGTTCAGCAAATCTAAAAACTAGGACTTTTTACAGATATTTAAAGTCTATTGGTTGGGAAGAATGGCAGTCTTTCCTTGGAATTCGTGCTGATGAGCCTAAACGAGTTGTCAAATTTAGGGCAAATCCAAACCCAGAGGGTAAGCATGAAACAGTCTATTTGCCATTGGCACAAGACAATGTTTCGTCTAAGGATGTAAGTAACTTCTGGCAGCAACAAGATTTTGACTTGGGCCTACCAAATATAAACGGCAAAACAATGCACGGAAACTGTGACTTGTGTATGTTGAAGCCTAAAGCACAGATTCTTAGCCTTATCCAAGAAAAGCCAGAGAGGGCATTGTGGTGGATTAAGCAAGAGGAAGAAGCTGCAAAAAGATGCGCTGGTGATGGAAAGTTCTTTGCTATTGACAGACCTACTTACGCACAAATGTACAAATACGCTGCCGAGCAAACCGATATGTTTGATAAAGACGAAGAAGCTATTTCTTGCTTCTGTGGAGATTAAATGAAAGCACCTTACAAAGCCATCGAATTTATCATTGAAAATTCATGCAAATATGCCGAGGCTAAAGCGCAAAGAATCTACCTTGAGGAATTTCGCAAAACCAAGAAGGCTCTACTGATGAAGGATGCGTTAGCCAGAGGGATAGATTCTGCGGTTGCCCAAGAGCGTGAAGCCTATGCTCACATTGAGTATGCTGACTTGCTCAAAGGATTGATGATTGCCATCGAAAAAGAGGAAACCTTAAAGTGGATGCTGACTGCTGCCCAGATGAAGGCTGACATTTGGAGAAGTGAGCAAGCAAGTGAGCGTCTTGGCGTAAAAACCACAGAGTAGGGAAAATACTTAGATATATTTTTCAACAAACTGTTGAGAAAACTATACAATAGCGTCAGCCCTAGCAATTCGCAAGGGTACTTTTAAGGAATACAAAATGAAATACGAATTTGACACAACAACTGGTGAAGGCTCTGTAATCGTTACTGTCGTGATGACATACGAGACAGACGAAGAAGGAACTTACAACGAGAACATTGATGAAGTCTGGTTTGAGGGACGTAACGTCATGGGCATCTTTACTGACAAGCAGTTTAAAGAACTTGAGATTGAAGGCACAATGAGACTGTCTAGTTATTTGATTGCAAAAGCAGAAGAAGCCAAGATAGCGGCTTACGAAAGTGAATAACAGACCCAATAACAGGGAACGACTCCACTTGGCAAAGATTAAAGAAATGCCTTGTGGGGTCTGTAACGCTTCTGGGCCAAGCGATGCACACCATATTGTCCAACATAATCAATACTTATGTATTCCTTTATGTAAGGATTGCCATCAGGGTAGCTTCAACGGAATACACGGACAGGCTAGAATATGGAAGGTTATGAAGCTAAATGAGATGGATGTTTTAAATTTAACGCTTGCAAAACTTTTTAATTAGCGCACAATGGGCGCACTCAGTTGCCATTGAGACTTTAGAGGGACTTGTTCCCTCTTTTTTTTTATGAGATAATAAATAAACTCCATAGGGATAACCATGTCTGGTTTACTTGAGCCATCCGTAAAAATTGAGATTGAGATACAACGTCAAGAGAAAAAAGGCGAAGCGTGTCCAGTTGCCACAGGTGACGTAGAAGTCAATCTTGAGTGTCGTCAGAAAGCCATTGATAAGGCGAACTATGGCCCAATGAATCCCAATGAGCCAAACGCTGATTACTGGCGTGACATTTCTAAGGCTTGGAGAATCTCACCTGCACAGGCTAAAAAGTCTCGTTGTGGAAACTGCGCTGCTTTCATTCAAACCCCTAAGATGCTTGCTTGCATTGAATCAGGTCTTGAGATGAACGGAACAGAGATGGATGCTTGGGAAGTCATTGATGCTGGCGACTTAGGCTATTGCGAAGTGTTTGATTTTAAGTGTGCTTCCAAGAGGACTTGTGAGGCATGGATTAGTGGTGGGCCAATAACCGAGGATGAATATGATGGGAACGACAAACCAACAAGCGATGGAAATGATGCAGAAACTTATGCAGAAGAAGACTAAACCTGCATCTAAGCCTATGCCTATGCGTGGAGAGCGTACTGCTAAGAACGCAGCAAAGAAAGCCAAAAAATGAACGGCTTGTACGCAAATATCGCTGCGAAGAAAAAGCGTATCGAGGCTCAAAAGGCTGCTGGAAAAACCCCAGAGCGTATGCGTAAGGTAGGCTCAAAAGGCGCACCTACTGCGGATGCGTTCAAGCAAGCAGCTAAGACTGCTAAAAAGAAATGATTAAGCGTGGGTCAGAGCAGTTTTCTGGCTATAACAAGCCCAAAGCTACTCCTAACCATCCCACTAAGTCTCACGCTGTTTTAGCTAAGTCTGGTGAGGATGTAAAGCTAATCCGTTTTGGCCAACAAGGGGCTAAAGGCTCACCTGATGGCACGAAGCGTAACGAAGCGTTCAAGGCTCGTCACGCTGAGAACATTGCCAAGGGTAAGATGAGTGCAGCGTATTGGGCTAACAAGGTAAAGTGGTAATAAACCTTGGCTAGTGATATAAACTAGCCTTTTAACTTCACCAACCCGAAAGGGAGTGATACAACATGACACAAAATCGTAAATTAGAATGGCGTTCAGTATCTACATTGATTCCATACGCTAGGAATTCACGCACACATTCTGATGAACAGATTGCTCAGATAGCAGCAAGCATTAAAGAGTTTGGGTGGACTAACCCGATTCTTATTGATGGCGACAACGGCATCATTGCAGGTCATGGCAGACTCTCTGCTGCTCGTAAGCTAGGACATGAGGAAGTTCCAGTTATAGAGCTAAAAGACCTAACAGAAACCCAACGCAAGGCTTACATCATTGCCGACAACCGCCTAGCCTTAAACGCAGGGTGGGACAATGAAATGCTGACCATTGAGTTAAACGACTTATTGGCTGACGGATTTGCTTTAGAACTGCTAGGCTTTGACCCTAAAGAAATAGACGCATTACTAGAGCCAGAGGTGGTAGAGGGGCTAACTGACGAGGACGCTGTTCCTGATGTGCCTGATGAGCCGATTACTAAAGTAGGCGACATTTACCAACTTGGCAACCACCGCCTTATCTGCGGAGATTCGTCTAGCCAGAATGATGTAGATAAAGTTCTGGATGGTGATAGACCAGACATGATTTTTACTGACCCACCTTACAACATAGATTATCAAGGGGTTAGTGATAAAAGAGACAAAATTAAGAACGACAAGATGGAAGACTCAGTTTTTGTCGATTTTCTTAATCAAACCCTGTACGGCTGCGAAACGATGTATGTGTGCTGTTCTTGGCACTACGCCCATCTATTCCGAGAAGCTATGGAAAAGATAGGTCGTAAGCCAAAAGCTATGATTGTCTGGAACAAGGTTAATCCTGCCCAACATTTAGATAAATACTTTAAACAGCACGAAATCATCTTTTATTATGGTGATTATGGTGGTCATAAGACACTAAGGGGTGACATCTGGACTATTAAAAGACAGAGAAACACAGTGCATCCAACTATGAAGCCAGTAGAACTGATTGAAATGGCTTTAGAAGACAATAAAGATAAAAAGATAGTTTTTGATATGTTTGGTGGTTCTGGTAGCACTTTGATTGCTTGTGAAAAGCAGAATCGTAAGGCTAGGCTTATTGAACTAGAGCCTAAATACTGTGATGTTATTGTCAAACGATGGGAAGACTTTACAGGTAAAAAAGCCATGTTAGTAAACGCTAACGAAGAACTTTCGGAGATATAAAATGCAACAGGGCAAAAAATATGAGCCGACTGATGAGAATAAGAAGCTAGTAAAGACACTAGCTGCTGTTGGCATTACCTTTGAAGACATAGCTACCAAGCTAGAGATTAGTTCCGATACGCTAGTGAAGTATTACAAGAAGGAACTGGATGATGGTCGCATCGATGCCAACGCTAGTATTGGGCAAACCTTGTTCCAACAGGCTAAGAACGGCAATACTGCTGCTGCTATTTTTTGGTTAAAGACTAGGGCTAGATGGAAAGAAACCCATGCTGTTGAGCATAGTGGGCCAGAAGGTTCTGAACTGGTCATTAAATGGCAGAGTTAATAATTCCTTATAAACCTAGGGAACACCAGTTAAGGGTGCATCAATTATTAGAAGGCAAACGCTTTGCGGTAGTGGTTGCTCATAGGCGGTTCGGTAAGACTGTTGCTGCCCTAAACCACATCATTCGTGAATCGTTGCTTAACCAAAAGGAAGCCCCAAGGTACGCTTACATAGCCCCTACCTACGGACAAGCCAAGCGAGTGGCATGGGACTACCTTGTTAAGTATGCAGAGCCGTTAGGTGGGACAACGAACATATCTGAATTAAGGGTGGACTTCTGGGGTAGGCGCATTCAGTTGTACGGCTCTGACAATCCCGATTCACTTCGTGGTCAGTATTTTGATGGGGTAATCCTAGACGAGATTGGCGACCAGAACCCTAAGATTTGGACAGATATATGCAGACCTGCCTTGGTTGACAGACAGGGCTGGTGTCTTTTTATTGGTACACCCAAAGGACATAACCACTTTAAAGAACTGCGAGACAGGGCAGAGAAAGAGGATGGATGGGGCTTGCTAGAGTTCAAAGCCTCAGAGACAGGGGTGGTAGATGATGTAGAACTGAAGGCTGCTAAAAATGAGATGGGTGAGGATAAATACCGCCAAGAGTTTGAGTGTAGCTTTGACGCTGCGGTAGAAGGCTCTTACTATGGGCAAATCCTCAACGAGTTAGAAGACAAGAAACATATGCAAGAGATTCCCAGAGAAGAACTAAGCCGTACATTTACTGCTTGGGACTTGGGAATGGGTGACTCTACGTCTATCTGGGTGGCTCAGTTAGTGGGTACTGAGGTCAGATTGTTGGACTACTACGAGAATCACGGAGTTGGACTAGACCATTATGTGAAGTGGATTAAGGACAACGACTATCTCAAAGCAGAGCATATTCTGCCCCATGACGTTAGGGTTAGGGAACTTGGCACAGGTAAGAGCCGTATGGAAATGCTTGAGGAAGCTGGCTTAGAGGTCAAAATAGCCCCAAGGATGGGACTAGACGATGGCATCCAAGCGGTAAGAAGGTTGCTGCCAAGGTGCTGGTTTAACGTGCCTAAAGTGCAAACAGGACTGAACTGCCTGAGAAACTACCGCAGAGACTACGATGAGAAGCGTAAGATATTCTATGAAAGACCACTACACGATTGGTCAAGTCATGGCTCTGATTCGTTCCGTTACTTAGCCCTTGGATTGGATGAAGGACATTCAACGTGGTCTAAGCCGATTAACCAAACTCCGAAATGGATTGTCTAATGTATGTAACTATGCAAGGTGCAAATTTAGCACCTAAAGTAAAAGAACTTGAAAAGCGTATCGAAATGCTTGAAAATATGGTAAAAGAGTTACAATTGGATAAACCCAGAATGGGACGCCCTCCAAAGGACAAGCATGGCACAGAACGAGTTAATGTCGATAATCCAAGCAGAGATTGACGATGCAATTGGATTTA